TTTTATCTCACTCATGATTTTTCCTCTCTTGCTTTTTTCAGATATTATAAGGTGTTCTTCCGAAGAAAGTCAATCCTCTGCACAGTGGAAATGTTTCCTTCTACTGTTTCCTGCTTCTGTCAAAACAATTGATTTTGCATATTTGATATGATATCATAAATTCACAGATTAAAGTATACATACACCTTATTACCTCTCACCAAAGATTAAATTTGACAAATTACAAAAGCCGGTACAATTCATAAATGGGAGGGATTTTTATGTACAAAAATAATATCAGAACTAAAAAAAAGAAAGAACTGTTTTGGATACCTCACGCCAAGCTAATAACAAGTTTTTTATTTGTAGCAACGGTAATATTCTTAATACTCATGTATATAAATTACAGAAAAATCATAGATCTGATTTTTCCTGTCTACCCTTTGTTTCTTTTCCTTATATTTTTAGTAATATTTTTAATCTATTCTCTTATTATGGCTGTTTTAGAATTTATGTCTGTTATGGCCGAAAAATAGATTATTATGAAAAAGCGGCACCTCTGTGGATGCCGCTTTTAATATACTGATAACATTGTATTAATAATGTATAAGCATTGTATTAATACTCAGTTTTCAACGTTTTTTATTGATGTTCAACCATCTTCAAAAACCTTGATTTTAAGCCATTTCTTAGAATTTGCCCTCTTTAGCAGCTTCTTCAATGGAAACAGGAAAGCCTAATTTTAAGGCATTTTCCAGGTATTTTGTTACCTGCTCGTTACCTTCGTACCGTTTTTTATGACATTTTAGCACTTTTCAACACTTTTTTACAGCGAAAAGCATTATAAACATTTTATGTATTTTTCTTCTTGGAAGGGCAAATTTCATGTTCCGGATCATACCAGAGAACATGAAAATGTTCGTCTTCCCGAATCCCTACAATTCTCAACTTGTTCTGCAACGCAAATGAAAATATGGAATCCGAATACTCTCCTAGCTGTCTTGATTGCATTCTTTCAAGCGCTTCTTTCGACAATGAATCTTCAGACAAGAAATGATGCTTGGATTTTCCGTTGTCATGCGTTTGCCTTTTCACTTCACTCCAAGTCATACTGCTGTAATCAACCATCTTCTGCATAAACTCTTTATGTTGAAATTCTTCTCGTTCCAAGTCAAAAGCAAATTTTCCAGAACGGTCTATCATATCGAAGCACCAGACTACTTTCTTCCCGTCAGTGCTATGCGATTCACTGGATACCGTTTTCTTGGACGCTGAGTAAGACCCTTTACGGTTCGTTTTCTTTGCCATAATTATAAACTTCCGTAATACTCTCCCATGCTCGCTTTGGTAATTACTGTTTGACATTTTGCGCCTTCCGGCAAATTACCTCTTGCGTCTTTCCACGGAGATTCTTTGTGAGATAATTCTCTTAATGTATATGGCTCCAGCTCACCATAATCCTTCAAGATAATATCTATAGATTCTTTTTCATCATCGGATAAATTATTTGCATCTCCTCTTGAAATATCGCTTTCTCCTACCGCAAACACTCCCCGATGTTCATAGAATAACTCAGGACATACCGGTCCATTTGCCCATGCTTCAAAATTCTCTTCAAAAATACTTCTGCCAGTCCATGCAAGCTGCCATGCTTGCGAATAGTAACAGAGTTTCTGGAGTTTCCAGGTGCTAATACGTCCCATTTTATGCAAAATATATTTTGCTACATCAAATACAGTTGCCATAATCGCACCTCCTTTTTTCTTGCGTTTTAATATTCCACCCTCAGTATATGCTACTTTCTCCATTCGGGCAATATTCTATCCAAAACTTACCGAAATGATAATTTTCCACTTCCTTCTGATTCTGTTACCTTACTTAAAATTTCTTTCACCTGATCGTGAAGCAAACACAGGGCTGCATCAAACCGATTCTTTTCTTCTTCATCAAATTCAGAAAAATCCTTTCCCAGATAATACTGTTCAAACATCTCTAACACTGCTTCTGCCTTTTGGAACCTCTGCCGAAGGGTGCCTGTTCCCGCAAAAACTTCTGAATTTCTTTCAGTAAGCATATTTTTTATAATTCCCGGATACATAGAACGAATCATCTGTATCCCTCTTACAGTATTCACGCTATTGCGTGTTCCATCTGCCTCTAATAGCCTGATGAATATGCGCAATCCTTCTTCTGTCAAATAATATGTTCTGAAGCACCTTCCCTGAGCGTTTTCAAATGTTCCAGGCACAAAGTCTTTCTGATATTCCGGGTGCTTTCTAATCAGTCCATCAATACGGTAACATACCTTGCATTGCTTGCGTTTCAAGATTCCAGCCAGTTCATTTGCGCTGATTAACTCTTTTTGTTTTGGCATTTCATAACGCCCTGTTTTCCTGATTGCTGGAAGAACCTCAGATGTCACCCAGCGCTTAAAGTGTTTGGCTGATTTCAGCTTACTTCCGAAGATAAGAGCATATAAACCAGATTCATTGATAATGTACATTTGTCTGTTCTGGCCTGAGTCGGCAAAACACCGAGTCAACTTATCCTCCTCTTCAACATGCTGTCTGATTGCATCAGCTGTTCTTTCATATCCGAGTGCCAAAGCTACATCTTTCCCGACAAACCATGGCTCATCTCCAATCATCACCGAACGAACCTGACCAAATTCCTCATTTTTGAAAATTGCAATATCCATAGACATAAATTATTCCTCCTTTGTCTTTGAGAAGGGTCGTAGCTCTTCATGCCTTAACCCTTCTCGTAATTTTCTTATGCTTTTTCGCCTTGATATACAAATCCTGTATACTTCCAGAATTCCAGGGGAGATATATAGTAATCATACTGGGTGCTTCCTTCTTTTTTGAATGCTACCCCAAAAGGTAACAGTCCGTGGATAATCCCTTGCCGGATAAACTGCTGATCTTTCTTCATAACCGTTGCTGCTACAGTAACCGGTACGTTTTCTCCTGTAAATTCAGGAACCTCTAAATATATTCTCTGTTCATTCATGACACTCGTCCTCCCGATATATCAGCCAGCAACTTCATGTATAACTCTCTATATACATTTCGCTCTGTTTCCAAACGTATTACACTTTCATGTAGTTCTATATTGTCATTTTTTTCAGCAAGCTCCGTGGAATCTTCTTCTGGTAAATCCAAATTCGGAACGACCTTTTCCAACGCTTCAGCCATAGGAACTGTAAGGTCTTCTGTATAGGCTTTAGCCCAGGTTTCTATTGCTTTTCCAGACTTTGCAGTGACACCAATTCCAATGCTTATTGCGAGAGCTTTATCTATGTTTTTCTGTTCAGCTTCCGTAATCTGTCCTATGTAGCTGCTGATTCTGCCTTTATAAATTGTTTCAATTTGTTCGCATAATGCGGTAGACGGCTTTACTGAGGAATTGATTTTAACATGTGTTGGGAGCGGCTTCTTTTCCTGAGTTGTGAGATACACAACAATTACTACCGGAGAATACTCATTACCGATATTATTACTGATAATTATTCCCGGTCTTGCTCCGCTTTGCTCACTTCCGGTTCCCTCTGCCTCATGAATGTAATAAATTTCTCCTCTATATACTTTTCCTACCATTTTCTGTGCCTCCAAACTTTTCTTCTATACTCTGCATAATGGAACGAAGTCTACTCTCTCCAATACCTTTCGTACCGGCAATCACCTCTTCAATCTGTTTAATGTCTATTCCGGGAACGGATTCTCTGCCATCTTCATAGCCACTCATGTATAAGTTCCTGCAGAACTCTTCCATCTGTTGGCGATCCATCTTTTTAACTCTGAGATATTGTTCTCTTCTGAGTATGTTCTTCTGATTCTGAGCAAATCTCTTTGCAAAATTTGACATATTCTCAACTCCTATTCTTACTTTTTTAAGCTCCGTCAAACCGTGTGAAATTCTGCTTTGCCATGTCCCACTCGTAATAAAGCATTTCCTTTTCTGCTTCTTCCAGAAGTTTCATAGTTTCTTCTTTTCCTAATTTCTCTTCTACCAACTTTTTAAAAATAATATTGGTCTGCAATTTAATTTCTACCGCAGTGGCTTTTCTGGCTTTTTTATATTCTTGAAGCTGCGCTACATTTTCCTGAAGTTTGCATGATGCTTTCTTGTACCAAGAATCACGATATCTCCCAGGGTACAGTCTTTTATGTTCCTGCATTGCGCTTTTGATAGAAGAAATTTCGCATTTTAAACGGTCAATTTCATTTTCAATGTGATTTGTATTATACGAAAAATCATATCCACACTTCGGACATCGTAAATGTACAGGTTTTGTTTGCTTTAAATCCATTTTTTCTCCTTCATTCATGGTACAGGTGCTTCCGCACCCGTACCGCTACTTTTTTTATACTCGTTCTACTTTTACTGATGATGAGATTACGCAAGCCGGGGCGCACCGACCGCTGTTGATAGCGTTGTTGCTGTTGAGGTAGCCGGCGATGAGGCAAACAGCTACGCTGTGTTCCCAGCCTCTATCTGGAGTGGACCACGGAGTACACAACCAATACCATTCGTCAAATACTTCCTTCGGAAGATATTGGTTGTATTTACGCCATTCGTCAAATGTCAGCGGTCTTACACGGCAATTACAGATTCCATATTTTTTCTGTCCGTCCATTGTAATCAGAAGAACTTCTTCGTCACAAATATTGTCTTCGCCGAAAATCTCCGCAAACTCCTCATACACTTCTGTATCACAATATTCTTTCAGATCAGAACTTTTGTAATCCGGACAATTTCCTGCATCAAACTGCATATCTTCTCCGTGATATCCATTCAAACAGATTCTTGTTTTCCCAGATTCCTGATTCAAGACGATAAACTCCCTTCCACCTTTGGAGAAAATCTCTCCAGCTTTAAGGTCTGCTACGGACACCGTTTTCTCACTTTCCTTTTCTGCCTCCAAAATTCTTACTGCTTCCTTCAAAATTTCTAATACATTACTCATTGTTTTTCCTCCTGTGATTAAAATATTTATGCCATAGGGCTTTTTGATTACCCTCTGGTTGTGTTTTTATTACCGTTCGGTAAGTTTGTGTGCTAAATAAAAATCAGCCTCATTAAAGCCGATTTACAACTCATAAATCAGCAACTCTTCATTTTCTGCTGGGTTACATTTTTCTTTCCACTCCAGCTTGCGGATAACGTCCCACCTAGAAAAATTGATATTTGACAGATCATATCTTTCGTATACTCTTTTGTCGATAATTAGGCGACTACTAAAATCCTTATTCTGAAGTATACCGCTGTTCGACAAGCTCTTTAATGCTATGATATCTTTATCTGTACATTCTGCATGAAGCGTAAAGGTGAATCCGTCCAACTCTTTCAGAATTTCTTTGCTGATCCCTTTTCCATTCCAAAAGGAAGTGTAAAGATAAATCTTGCCTCTGTATCCCTTGTCCCACATTCTATTGATAAATTCCAACAACTTCCCAGGAATCAGCATAGGTTCTCCGCCAGTAATAACAATCTCCTGATATCCCATCAATTCCTCATCTGTACTTACCTTCCTGTGGCCTGGAAGATTTATATTACAGCACCCTGGGCATCTCCGATTACAATTCAGCGTTACGATTACTCTTGCTGTCTTTTTCATAGGTTCCTCCATATTATCTAATTTGCAAATTTTAAAAGCTGCTTAAAAAGTTTTCTGGTTCCTCTCAGTACTTTTTTTAAACTCTTCATATTGCTCACCTCCTTAAACCCACGCTGGCTGTGTTTTTGATTCTGGAAGAAAAAATAACCAGTCTATAACATCTTGAGGAACCTCTTCTCTAACCCAAGATGTTCCGTATCTATATCCACAAACCGGGCATGGTCTACACAATAGCCCTTCCGGGTGCTCTTCCGGCTTTAACCAGCCAAGCATCTTCTTTTCAATCGCTCCTATATCACCTGGATACAAGGGCTTTCTAGCTTCATATCCTTCTGGCGTATTTTCTTTGTATGAAACGAAAGAATAGTTTAAATTTGCAAGTCTTGTTTGCTCTTCTGTAGGCTTAAATGTTCTCCCTTCTTTCAGGGCTGTAATGGCTTCTTTCTTCGCCGCTTCCTGTGCTTCAATCACTTCTCGTTTTAATCTAAAATGATACAAGGTGACATATTCTTTTGCTTTATCCAACCAGCCAAGCTCTCTCTGATGTTCACAGCAAGGGTTCGTGTCGTTCAGATGCCATCTATCCCAAATATCACAAAATTTCTGGAGCATTTCGTTTGTCCAATCTTCTGTCGGCTTACCGCTTCTAATTTCATCAACGCATTGTCCGGCACCTCCCGTACAATCACCATTCCTTTTCGGACCAACAACTCCGCAAATACTAAGTTTTCCATTCTCGTATTCGATTTTTGCATATGCTTTTGCATCGCCATAATATGTACTGCATACGCAAGGATTAACTATTCTTTTCATCAAATTCCACGTCCTTTCTTTGCTTCCATAATTATTTCATCAATATTCTTTTCCAGAAGATACTTCATATCCTGCATACGGATTTCAAGTATTCTATTCAGCTCTTTTTCTACAGCCTCTTGAGTGATTTCCCGACAGTTGCAATGAACTGTCACAATAAGTTCGTCAAAAGAGATGCTATCCAACAAATTGTCATGCCTGTCGATATCCTCTCCTAATTTCCATCTTTTCTCTTCTACCATGTCTTACCTCCTCCATTCTCCCACTTTGTTCCCGTTTGTATCCATCATTACCCCGTGATCTAATCCTGCAATCAAATCATCTCTGACTTTATCCATGATTCTTGCTATTTCTCTAGCCTCATACCATTCATCTTCTTCCCCGGTATACGGATCACGGAATGCTGAGCCTCCGGTTTTAAGTTTCAATTCAAACATGTTCTAATCCTCCTCGTAATCTTCATAGTCAATCTGCATAACTTCGCAGATGCTTTCATAGCTTGTACCATTCTCGTACATATTTTTTACCATCTGCCCGTGAATAGTGCCGTCCCACTGTCTGATATGGCTTTCGATCTCTTCATTCAATCTGTGATTATTTCTGTTTGCCATTCTTTTCCTCCTTTCTTACCGTTTGGTAATTTTTATCTTGTCATCATCTTAACTTACTTATCGGTAATTGTCAATCGTGTAATTTATATTTTTTGTAATTTTTGCTAAATCAATTTACAAATTGACATTTCAGTATAAAAAGTCCGGAGGCTTAACCTCCGGATATCTTACGTTGTTTTTTCCAATTTTCCCGCTAATTCTTTTTTAAGCATCAACATTTCTAAAATAATTTCATCTAATCTTGTGAACAATTTAGTTACCCCTACGCTATCACCAGCGAACGTTTCTTCTTCTCTCTTCGGCTCTATATCTTGCAATGAAGCCTTATCTGTATCTACCTTCTCTTCTACGGCTACTTCTTTTGAGAACCAATCTTTAAAACCTTTTGGTGGCAGCATACCATTTCTGATAAACTTCTCTGCCTCTTTTTTGTCAAAGCACCTTGCATTTGTTTCCCCATGTCGGTTTCCTGATACCCACGGAACTTTTACCATTTTCCCAGGTATATTGCTCCTCTTCACTGCCTTATGCGGAGCTTCAAATCCCATACATTCCGCAATATCAATCCCTACATATCTGCGTTCTCCGTTTTCGTCTAATACCATACGGATTTCTCCAAAACGTTCATCTGCATATACCATGCAATTCTTTCCTTCAAATTCATATCTGCTCATACCGCACCTCCATAATACACTTCTCTAAGTTCTCTTAGGTTCTTCCCGAACTGTTCCCTTAAAAGATTCAATGCTTGTTCCAGCTGGTGACCATCTTCATCATCTGAAAATCCAATACGTCCATTCACAAACACGTCATCAATCATACGGATCAGTACAGATACTTCATTCATTTTGATGATGCAACTTTCTAAATTCTGCATATATTCACTCCCTTGTTGCGCCGGAGCTACGATTATGATATACTGACGTTGCTATTATCAAAACCGTAGCTTTCAGCTCGTTTTGTAACCCCTTGTGATGCCCGTCATGAGGGGTTGTTTTTTTGTTGCATCATCATTCTAGCTTACCGTCTGGTAATTTCCATCATATTTCATAATGTTACCCAAATTATAATTCAATTACCTAATGGTAAGTATGAATCAAAACTAAATAAAGATGCTATCTTTCAACGTACCATCTCCATACTTCTTATACAATTTTCCTGCTGCTTCTTTGCCGATCGTGGTGATACTGTCTGATCCATTTTCCCACTCTGTATATCTTGCAACAAAAAAGCGCCCGAAGTAATCTACATATAATTCAAAAGCCATGCCATCTGTATACTCACTCGCCCCATCTTTAAAAAAATCTCCGCACAGCATATCCGCTTTATAAGTATCATACAGCACACCATTGATTACTTGGCGAACTCTACGCCCATGCCCTTTTCTTCTACTCTCAAATTCAATTCCACTTTCCATTTCCACAAGTTTTACTTCGTATCCCAGTTCATATGCCATATTTCTCCACTCCTCTGCCGTGAAGGAATTCTTTTTCAATCTTTGTGAAAAATTTTGGGGCGTATAACCCAGCTTTTTTGCAAAACTTCTCTGTGAATATCCTTTCGCCTCCAAAGCATCTTTCAGAATCTCTGACATGCTTTTCCCGTTATCAACAGTCCCTAACTCTAAATTTACCATATTGCCCTCCTGTTACCTTAATCCTCTTTTTAATGCACACATAGTACACATTTTTCCATTAAACATATCTTCTCTAAATCCTTTTGGGAGAGGACGCTTCCAGCATACTGCCCCGCATTCTGGGCACTTTGTCTCCTCCCATGACTTATCATTAGGATCTGGAATATTCACTTTTAATGGCATCATAATAATTCCGCCGCAATCACTCTTTTTCCTTGGTTTAATTTCCATTAACATCCCTCCGGTATCAATATCTGCATACGCTCCATTTCCCTTAACCAGTCAGAGAAATGTGTTCCCTGGTTTTTCTGTTCTTGTAATCCGGGTTCTTTACCGAAATACTTTTCCAGTGCTTTTAATGTATATCTCTTTTCTTTTCCTTCCTCATAATAACGCCATACTTTTTCTTTCATTCCTCTTTGCCGCCCTCATTATCTTTGCTGAAAACGCAACTCAGTAGTTCGTGGTTTTCGCCGATCATCCGAAAGGTAAAAACTTCTCTCGCCTCTGGATTTTCTTTGCATTTCCTAATAGCATCTTCTCTCGTGTGTGCAATATCAAGCTGCAAATCATTCCCGTCCTCAATAGAAAAATATACCTCTGTTTTATTTTCTACTCTGTACAGCAGATATGCCACACCTTTCGGATGTTTTTCATCGAACCAGTGCCAAATCTCCTCTCTGTCCATCCCTTCCGGAAACATCGCAATCTCTCTGTTTCCGACCATGAACCGATAATCATTTGCCAGGACCAATCTGCCATCAGCATCCTCATTGAGCGGAACATCTTCCAGGTTCTTCCAAAATCCCTCCACCATGCGGTAACATAAACTTTCATCCCCATCCCAATCACAGAAGTTATCATTGTCTATCATACATTCGCTGCATAACATCATAGGGAATCCGCATTTAGGACAAAACGCCTGATAGCCACTTCTAAGAACGCTCCATTTGAATGTATTTTCTGTGCCGCAATCTGGACACTCTTCCGTAACCATGTCCATCCGCATTTCCATAAGCTCTTTCTGCTTTCGGACCACAGCTGCGTGAACTTCTTCATTCTCTTCTCGAAGCCTCTTAACTTCCTGTCCTAATTCACTATTGAACGCATCTCTTATTGACATATACTACTCCTCCTCAAAAATTTCTCTCGCTTTATCTGCCAGCATTTCATTTCTTGTTGATTTATCATCGAAGATATGCAAGCACTCAGACTTCAGCCTTTCCAAATTCTTTTCACTTGCAGTTATCCCGATTTCTTTTAAGACATTTATCAGATCTTCATCGTACCATTTTTCAACATACCAAGCGTTATCGTCTGGCTCGTCGTCATGTTTCGCTCCGCAATGTGGGCAATAATGCTCTCCATAGCACCAGAACCATTTCCCGCACGCAGGACATTCCGCAAGTTCTTCAGCCCACTGTTCTTCCAGATAAGTTTCCGGATGCTGCCAGTCCACCGCTTCAAAAATACGATCAGCTATATCCTCTTGCCCGTTACACATATCCAAAAAATCTCGCCTTGTATAAAGTGAATCACTTAGTTCTGGAATATAGCAGACTTTATCTGGATGTTCCTTATCAAAATACACTTCTTCATCCTTGAAGATGTTTCCCTGTCTGTAAAATTCACGCTCTATCACTGCCCCTTTTTCGTTCATTTCATCCACCTGTATGAAGCTCCCGATCTTCACATATTTTCTTGCCTCTGTATTATCCATAGACAACCTCCCCGAATAACGCATACTGGATGATTTCATCGGCCGCTGCCCCATCTATCTGACTCGTATCTATACCGAGACGTTCTCCATGTGGTAGCGGTATCAATTCCGCCCCAGGTACTTTCATCCACCTTTTTAATCCTTCCAAAAATTTTTCTTTCGTAAGAATGTACCATTCTGTATCATCCTGATCGAATGGTTCAACTACATGGATGTGAAGTTCTCCATCTCTCGCAATCTGTTCATGCCCCCACTCTGCCACTCTTTTTTCCTCTGGAACTTTTGCCCGATTTGCCCAATAGGTAATACCGCCTTCCAGTGCTGATACCATAATGTCATCAATATCTTCAGGAGTTACCACTACGCCGAAGCTCAGATTCAATACATTGTTGAGCCCCATTCTTTTTACTTCTTCCATTACTCACACACCCTTTCCACATAGTCTACGCTGTTTGTCTGAAATCCATTTTCCGCACAAAACTCCACCCAGCAATCTAAAAGCTCCGCCAGATCATACGCCTCAAATTGGGTTTCATCTCCATCGTTGAAACCGATGTTGTATGTGCCTCCTCCAGTCTTCACTGATCCTGCCGCTGCTGTTCCTAATGTCATAATTTGCCTCCATTTCTTCTATATCTTTTTCTGAATACCAGTTCACTTCAAAAATATCCGGTTCTGCACACGCATCATCTGCCGTCAAAACAATATTTCCTTTGTCATATTCATTATCCACATGGTCTAAAGCCTCTTCAAGACTATCTGCTTCCACCACAATTTCCCTACGCAGAGTTTTCTGAACCGCTATACAACATTTCATGTCAAAACCTCCTATACTGCTTCATGAAATTCTTTTCTGATTCGTGCATCTTTCTCTTTGCTCGTTTTAAGCATACTCCACCCACTATCATAGGCATCCAATGCAATGTACCCATCGCCGGTAATCACAATAGATGTCATGCCGTCAAATCCAATTCCTCTAAGACTTTCAATAAGCTCTTTCAGCTGTGGCAAAGCCTGCTTGCATACTCCTCTGAACTGTTCTTCAGTTATCACTTTCTTATTCTCCATGACTGCTCCTCCATAAAATTCAATATTTTCGTCTTTGCATACGCTTCTATCGCTTCAAAGTATTCACCACATTCACCGCTGTTCCAATCTGATGCTCCATGCTGCTCTTCAAATTCATTCGCCCATTCGACAAACTTTTCATACCATGTGCGATTTTCTATATCTTCCAGCAAATTATATCTCTCATTTTCTCTCGAAAACACCCTGCTGATTTCAATAAGATTTTCAGCTGCTTTATTAAAAACGATTCTGTCCGGCATATGTTCACCTACTTTCTTTTTAATTCCCATACCGCCAAAATGATAACGGCTATTGCATCAATTATCAGGGCTGTTCCGTTCAAAATATTCAACCCTCTCCGTACCACTTGGCAGATAAGTAAGACCATTAACACTACAATAATTCTTCTCATTGTCTTTATCATTTACTTTCACTCCTCTCTATGCTATACTAAGCAGACGGAAGGGAGTTCCCGCTCCCCTCCAATAAGAACTGTTGGTTCAATCAGCTAAACCAGTTAAGAATTGCTGTTACTATCACAGAAATGATAGTGATGACAGCTAATAGAATGTTGGCTAGGCACTCTATTTTCTGGTATTTGAGAAGCTGTTGTTCAAGCAGTTCTTTTTTATTCTGCTTCTTTTTCTTGCTCAAAGGTTTTTCCTCCTTTCCAACTTGCCAACTGGTAAGTTTTTCTATAATCTTATCTTAACTTACCCACTACTGGTGTCAATCGGAAAGTTTATATTATTCCGTTTTATTCCCTATGGATTTTGCTGTGATTATGCAGAGCATAAATCATAGCATTTCTCACTCGTCCCGTAAGCCGATAAAATTCTTCGTCTTCCATAGGATTCATATAAAACTGCACTGTTTTCAATTGGTCATCTGTGCCATAAATTTTTATCCCATAAAGCACATGATCTGCTCCAGTCTTTTTCATAACCCTTGCTGCTTCACGTTCAAACCGTAGAAGTTCACCGGGAATCTGAGCCAGTTCTATTTCTCCCCGCTGTTTACAGCCAGTCGAATCCATTAAGCTCCACTTTACCATTCGTCTTCCTCCAAATCTTCTTCCCATTCGTCTGGTGGATTCACTTCATAGCCAGCTACCGCATACCATTTCCCGCAATTCGGACACTGACAGCAGCCATAATATCTGTCTTCCAAGAAAATCTCTTCTCCACATTCGCATCTCGCAAGTGCCGGAACGCTACATGATGATTTTCTCTTAACCACCCCAAGACTTTCCACCTCTTCCGGATGTTCTAAACACCACATGAAATTCTTTTCGGACAGATTATTAAGAACTACCTTTCCATCCTTCCACGGAAAAGTGAACCCTGCCTCTGGATCGTTCCGGAATCTGTATTCTAAGTTCAATTCCTCGTGATATTCTGTATGTGCCGGTCTAATGATTTTCATTTTCTTCTCCTTTCAAAACCACATAATCAATTTTAGAATTCCCATATGCCATACTAAGCACATCTTCAATCGCATCTTCTGTGCAACCAAATTTATTTCTGAACAGTTCTTCCAGTAAGACTTGTCCGCCGTCTATTTCCGGAAAATCTTTACTTAACTCATACTGTTCGTAATAAATATAATCAACATAGCCTTCTTCAATATCTTCCGGAAGAAGATTATCGCCAGTTCCTTCCGCAATACGGATAATCTGTTTCATCGCTGGAACGAAGATGTATAAATCATCGTATTTGTTTCCTGCACTCACATCACTGCCTCCTTCTTCTCAAAATCAAAAATCCCAATACTCTGAATATATTTCTTTGTGGTCCGAATCCCACGCCCAAACTGTTTTCCTTTAATGTACTGCCGGAGGTAGTATCCGCCGACCAGTTTCACTACCTCCCATGTCTTATCTGGATTCCAGCGATCCTGATAGAATGTTCTCGTCACTCTTACTGCTCCTTTCTAAACCGAAATGTATTCTACTTCTTCGCCGTCCTTCCACGAAAGTCCAGCTTCGTTCAGAATATTTTTCATGTCCTCTATGCTCCATGTAGTCCAGCGGTGTTCTTCCCACGCATTTTCAGGAACTCCATTGCAACCACCGAGATCTCCGCTCTTGAGCTGTTTGTATCCTCCATGGCTAAATTGTTCAAAGTTCCTTGTAAGCCGTTGCATCTGTTCCTCGCTATAATGTTTTCCGCATCTTTCATGAAAACTCTTATCCTGCAAAAACAGAAAACTATCGAGCGGAAGGAGAATGGTTGAACTTTTTCTCGCTATCGGGTTATGCACCAGGTTCATTACAATTACACCTCCTCAAAAAATGTAGTCGCTATTCTCGCCACATCAAAGCAGATGCTTGTCAGCTCCTGATCTGTATTGCTGTGTTCCATGATGTCCTGAGCGATTTCTACAATGTCTTCTGTGGTAATATTTTCTTTATCATCTGCCAGATCATACAGTAAATGGTTATACGCCGCATTGTCCCCGCCAGTGTACCAACGTTTTGAAATGCAAAGCCTCTGAAGAGAATCCGCATTGATTTTTCTGATTTCTTTATATTCTTTCATGGTTTTGTCCTCCTTACCAACCGGTAATTTTATCTTGTCATTATCTTAACTTACCGCTCGGTAATATGTCAATCTTTAAATTTATTTTTGTTGGAATATTTTACAAATAAACGATTTGCTTTATATAATAGGTAGAAACTATTTTCTGATTTGCTTTAAAAGCCTCTGAATTGCCTCTAAATTGATTTTATTATTTTTCCGAAGGAGATATTGAAAATTTCTGTAGAATCGACTGGGACTTGATACGTCAAAAAATGCTTTCCGTTTTTGTACAATTTGTACATTTCAGATGTATATGCAGAAGCAACACCGCAGACGGCGGTTTTGCGTATATTCTTTTTTATTATTTATGGTACTGATAATGGTAATGATACTGGTACTGGTTACAGTGGATTTTCCTAGTGACCGTCCATAGGATTGTCCGGCGGACACTTTTATGCAAATAAAAAAATCCCTCCGCCGGTTTCCCGACAGAGGGTGTGTGATATATTCCTTGCTTTGCCATTGACCTTCAAAGGCTATTTCTTCTTTCTATTTTTCCAGTCTTTCAAATAACGCATCTGCGCTTCATCATCTTTTCTTTGTTCTTCTTTGCTTTTAGGGATACCGGAGAAAAACGCCAGGGCTGCCCCTAAGAGAATGATACACAAAATAAGCGCCATTATCATCGTGATCCATCAACTCCTTGCAATATATGCGGAATGTACAAATCCATAGTATTTTCCTGCAATCCGGACATAATACCAGCGTGAACCGTCCGTTGCATTTACCACATCGCATACGTCTACCAGATTGCCATTTCTAAGCTGTGGATATGACTTAATCAGTGGATTGTTCGTTCCAGCCCATGTACGGACATTCAGAACATCTGCCGTTACTTTTCCGACCCACTGAGGCGTTTTGGAAATTACTCCATCGTCCTTTACTGTAGTATCATTCGGCTTGCTTGTGGACTGTTTTGTAATGTATGCAGCTGAAGCAAAGCCATACTTCTCACCCTGATTTCCTGTGATTTTCACATAATACCACGGATCTCCATTTTTATCCTTCACCGTTTCACATACGCCTACTTTTGTTCCCTGGGGAAGTGTCGGATAAGATTTTAACTGAGGATTTTCTGATCCTGCCCAGGTGCGGACATTCAACGTTCCTGTATTGACAACTCCGTACCATGCCACATTTTTGCTCAGGCTTCCTCCTCCAGATACCGGTGGTGTGACTGGGTTGCTTGGAGCTGTTCCTGCACCACTGTATTTCGGTCTTGCATATCCTCGGATATTTCCGTTTCCAACAGAAAGAACACGTCTTGCAACTGCCTCTCCTTTATTTCCTTCGATACAGGTAATCTGGCCTCCGGAAACACTTTCCACGAAACCGATATGGTCTGAATATCCATTGTTCGGCTGATAAGACTGATCCCAGTTATACAGAATAATATCCCCCGGCTTTGGTGTAATTGTGCCATCTTCAATCCAGATTCCCATTGACTGGAAAATCTTAACGTGCTGTTCGCATCCGCACTCTCTTCCGATCAGTTCTGTACACCCTGCCTTGATTCCGGCAGCTGATACTGTAGTATCGCACCATTCGTCATGATACTGTACCGCATAACCTCTTGGTAAAGGTTTTACAGAATTATACAGGTCAATAATCTGCCGGAACTTGCCGTTTGCTTCGCTGTAACCCAGCCAGCTTCTCATAACATTCAAAACATCTTGCGCTGTTTTCCCCACTTGTCCTTCCTCCTTCTCTTCTCCAAAGAAATAATTCATGTCTACATTGCCACTGATTCCAGGCACTTCTCCCTTACTCGTGTATTGCTGGTATGTGCATGTTACATCCGGACCGCCGGTGTAATCTGCCAACCACAGCACATACTTATCCAGAGTTTCTTTGTCGTACATATTCTGGTAATAATCCAGGTTCGTATATACTCCGGCTTTATAGCCCTGGCTTTCCACATAGGAACAAAACGCTTTTGTAAATGCGATGCATTCCAGTTTTCCCAATGCGATGCCTTGCTCTGCGGCTTTTTTTACTGTGTCGTATTCAAAATCAAAGAAAACGATCACATCTTTCCCTAATCCTGCTTTCTGCATATTTGCGATACAGGAAGCAGCTTCTTCTTTTGCTCCTGCCATCGAAGTTGCATAGCAAAAATGGTAAACTCCATGAATCGGAATACCATTTTCTTTACAGCCCTGCACATATTCTAAAAACCGTTTGTCTATCGTTCTCCGGTATCCTTCCCTGAGAATCACAAACTCTGCACTTTTGGCAACTTTAGAAAAATCCACTTTCCCCTGCCAGTAAGAAATATCAATTCCTCTCTTCATCTTCTACCTCTCCATTTTCAAAACATGAGCATGAAGCAGTATGAATTATGACGTAATATTTTCCGTTCTGCCGACTTATTTCCACTACTCCGTCATATTCATACACAAGCTCTTCATCTCTGTAAATTTGCACTCTTGCACTTTTATCCCTGTACTGTGATTCCGTTTCAATCACGAGCGGTTCCGGTGCATGGACTTCTTCTGAAATTTTTTCTTCTGTTTCTTTGGTGCATCCACAAAGCAGGAATGAGAAAAGCAACACGATACATAAAAATGCAATACATTTTCTTTTCTTCATTTTCCCTCCGAAAAAGCAGCCGGATTTCTCCGACCGCTTCTGAATCATCATTTCTGTGAATTATTTACTTTTCCATCGTCCAGCAGGTCTTTTACTCCTACAAACCACTTCTGAACAACTTCTTTCATTGCTTTCTCAGTCACAAATACCTGGAGCCATTTTGGCAGCAATCCTCTAGCCTGCTGGATTACCCACTCGAATTTCTGTTTCCCAGTTCCAGATTCATTGTACATATGTTCCGCTTTCAGGATCAGCTGGTACACATCTGCCCGGATGCCATCAAGTCCTTTCTGTTTCAGATACTGAACTGCGATTACGATTGTGACGATAAGTAAAACTGCGATTACCATGATTAAAACTGGCAACGGAATCTGTTTTAAAAACTCTAATAATTCCATAAGTATATCTCCTCTCATATATGGCTCTGTGAGCCTCTGATAGTTTCTGGGTTGCATTTTTATATGTCCGGTAAGGATTTGTTTGCCGAACATATAAAAGCTGTTAAAACGGCTTATTTTATTTACGGCTCTGCATGAGTTCTGTTATTTTTTCTTCCTCATTCATCGGAATTTCTTCCAGCAATCTCATTTTGGGCTGTACTGTCGTATGCATATGTCCATCGCCGTCCGCTTCTTCATAATCTCCAAACATTCTCCAGAATGAATCTGCTTCCATTTCAGACCATGCCTGTAATGGATTTTTCTCTTTGCTGGTGTAATACCGGAAACTCTGAAGCAGTCTGTCCCTAAGCTCGTTTCTCTTTGTCTTCTTCCTTCTTTCTTCGATGTCTTTCAGCTCTTTTATGATTTCTTTCTGTGTATTACTAAGGGTGTCGATCTCACTGGCAAATTCTTTCTGCCGTTCAATACTCTGCTGTCTCCACTGCGGATATTGCTGAACCTGTTGCAGAATATCCTGCATCTGCTTTTCTTTTTCATCCTCAGCTTCATATTTCTTGACGAAATACTCTTCCACCTTTTTATAGATTTTCCACATAAAAATAATAGCTGCTATTAAAACAGCTATCGTGCCGAGTGTCAGATCACCGAAGGCTTCTAAAAATGCCTCCACTCTTTTCCTCCTTTTGAGCCCGGTTTCCCAGGCTCAGCTCTTATTTTCCCATTGTTCATTATGCCTCCTCTACATCATCCGTATCTGCATATGGTCTGCAATACATTTCAGTAACATCCAGCTCATTTTCTATTTGCTCTAGGCTTTTCGTCCGATTACCGGCGATATATAACTGTAAGTCTGTGATGTGAGACCATAGCCTTGCTATGATTCTAAGCTTCGACATATTACTCCTGTGTGATTTCCTCCATACCAGACTCAATCAAGATAGTTTTAACCTTTTCTTTGAGCAGACGAGGCACTCTTCCGTAAACCTCTTTTGCCGCTTCCATAGTCTCCTGTGTCATAATTTCGATTGCCCATAATTTTGCCATCATATTCTTTCCTTCCTTTCCAAATAATAAAAATGTTGTTGTTAATAAAATACAATTTCTTGCAATGCGTACAATTTTCTTAAAAATCCTACGCATAAACCAGTTCTGACATTTCCAGCATACACGCATTTAACAGATCAATGCTTTCTTTTTGCTCTGCTATCTGCGACTCTAAGTATTCAATTTTCGCCTTGTCCTGCAAGCTACCTTCCAACTTTACCCACTGCATAGTCAGTCCTCCTTCCATAAGTTTTCGTAAAACTCGTCCAACCTACGAATCATTTTCCAGGTATTTCCTCTTCTTGCATGAGCCTTATAGGATTCGTAGCATTGATCTACTTTCTTTCTGGTTAATTTGCCTTTCTTTGCTAATCGGACAAGTTTTCTGAGCTTTCTTCGCTCACGCTTGACACTCTCCGTTTTTATCAGCCGGATAACCTTTCCGGTGTCTGTCAAGATAAAACGAAAGCCAAGAAACTTAATTCCCTGGCTTATCCTGTAAAGAGATGTTTTTTCATTCAATTCGAACCCCCTTTCTTTCAAATATTCTTTTATATTTTCTAAACAGTTCCGAAGAAATTCTTTGTCATCACTTATTAGTAAAAAGTCGTCCATATACCGCAGGTAATGTCTAACCCTCAACTTCTCTTTGATGAAATGATCCATTTCATCAAGCACCGATATACCGGCAATCTGTATTAGCTGACTACCTGGATTGAACCCTATATCTCCTTCGAACCTGTCAAGAATCTTTTTCACTTCCGCAAATGTCCACTCGTCCAAGTGCTTTGCGAATTTCTTTTCGGCAACCTCGTGTGGCATATTGGGATAATACCCTTTTATGTCGCATTGCAGCACCCATCCATCTTTACCGCACTTTCGGTAATACTGTTGAAGGTGTGCATTTAATCTATTCATTGCAAAATCAGTTCCTTTTCCCTTTTGGCACGCACAGTTATCATAGATAAATGATTTCGCCATCATAGGATAAACTGTATTATCATTCAGACTTCTTTGGTAAATACGATCCCTAAAACTGATGCTAAGAATTTCTCTCTTCTTAGGTTCGTATACTGTAAAAGTCCTTCCGGGACGTTCTTTGTATGTTCCATCCATTAACGACTGTTCCAGTTTCGTTACTTCCGTCAGTCCATTCAAACAAAAATGGGCTGTACTGTCTTTCCACATTACGCCCTTCTTACACTTCATCATCGACCTGTAAAGGGCTTCGTACCCTGTTACTTCCGGATGTTCATTATTCATTTTTCTTTTCTCCTTCTGCGGTGTTTATAGCTGTACTTACACCAAATATGTAAACAGCATCACAACAGTATTGTTCGCCTTACGGCTGGCTACAAACTCCTTGCGATATGTACTGTTTTCGCCTTTTCAGGTTACTAAATCTCACGTTATCACAATCCGGGGCGCACCGACCGCTGTTGATTGCGTTGTTGTTGTTGAGGTTGCCGGCGTTGTTGCAATTCCAAGTGTTGTTCGAGTTGCCTCGATTCGGGGAACGCAGCCTCCGAGCGCTTCATAGCTTGCAGCCATATATTCATTTTTTAAAGATTTCAATAACGGGAGGAATCGCTGTCCCTCCAATCTCTTATAAGTTTCTGTTCTTCCATTAGAAGTTCAGTCCAATATTTAACCCTGTCCGTGCTCAATCCAAATAGGTCGTATGCTATCTGAATCATAGCAAGAATACTATACGTTTGAGCTAGGGCTTTCACTTGGTATTGCCTTCTCAGAATCTTATCTTCTTTTGTCACAACTCTAATCGAGTTCGCAAAGAATAAATTCTTATACATATCAACGGTTTCGTCTACCAGCTTGCCGGTAAAGCTCCAACGATACCGCTTCGGAAATACCTTTTCATTCGATGTTATTTTGATTGTATGAACCACTATGTTTCTAGCTTTTACAATCACTTCAAATTTTGATTTCGTCCTTTTCCCTTCCGGTACTGACATTTTCTTTGTTCCTTTCTATCCCACACCTCTTACGAGGCGTGGATTTTAAAGATTTATGCGATTACGCAAGCCGGGGCGCACCGACCGCTGTTGAATGCGTTGTTGGTGGCGAGGTTGCCGGCGATGTTGCAAAACCAAGTGCTGAGCGAGCCGCCTCGACCCGGGGAACGCAGCCGTTGCCAGTCGGCAGACGTCTGGGCATCTAGCTTGTACTTAATTCTTCCAGTGCTGTTCCCATTATTCGGAGCTTCGAATCCAGCTACCTGCTTGTAATATTCAAATGCCTCATCGTTATAAATTCCTGATTCAAGTGTTCCATACAGCTGTTCTTTAGATGGCAAGAACATAAGGTCTACTGTTTCCTCATCGGTTCCAACATCTTTATCTGTTATAGTATTGAGCTGTGTACGAATTTTTACTTTCTTAATTACAGAAAGAAAATCCTGCTCAAACCCACTTAAAAATCCAGCTCTTGAGTTATGCTCATTCGGCGCAACGTCTCCGAGATGCTGTGCAGTCCACCAGTTCCCTTTTTCCGCAGAATCAGAATTAAGCCACTGTCTTATTGCGCTATGACTCCAACGATTGTATCCCCACCGGCAAATATTGCCAGACGTATCCTTAATAGCGGAATGATAGTATTCCTTTTCTGTCGGGATTTGCTGTCCTACAACAACCTCTTCCAACTTATATGAACCGTCTGGGTTTTTCGCGTAATATGAATAGTCCCCAGAAAAAGTAGGCTCTGTAGCCCTCTCATTTTCTTCATGGTCAAATTGAATAGCAAACGGTGTGAGATAATGCGCCTGCAGATACATCCCAGGAGCTTCTCTCCCATCTTCCAATGTAACTTGTCCCATGTGGACGATATCCCACACCCAGCTATAAGCCTTTTCTGTTGCTTTATCTGTCCAAGGACAGATAAACTGATCTCCAATCTTAAAGATTTTAGGTGCAAGACCAGCTCTTACAATTTCCGATACACTGTCCCATCCGGAAACTGTAACGGTTCCGGGGTCAGCACCAGCGATAGCCGCCAAATATGCGTTCTGTAGCTGTGTTTTTTCCAGTACCCTTTTCAGAGTGCCCTCTGTCATAATATCAAGTGCCATTTTATAACGCACCTCCTTCTCTTAATGCAATGATTTTCAAGCTCTCATTCATTTCCCCAAGAGCTTTGTCGAGCGCAGTCAATGTCGTTTCTTTCGGAAAAATTGCGCTATCTTGAAGTTCTCCGGTATCTGGATCTGAGTAGGTCAGCGATACTGAACCGTCTTCCAACAGATTTAACCCGAACCCGTTCAGACTTCCGGCTTTCCCTGCACTCTCAGCAATCTGTGCCATATAATCAGCACTTTTTTGTAAGATTTTCAGAATCTCTTCTGCGGTTGCGTCTTGAGCAACACCTCCCACTGCCTGATCCAGAGCTGTTTTCAGCTCTTCTGCATCTGCGGTAGACTGAGATAACTTGCTTTCTGCTGACTGCGCCGCCTCCGTTGCCTTTTTCGTTTCACTTGTGGCAGCAACAGTTTCTTCTACCGCTGTACCAGCATTTTTAATAGCCTCATTCACCTTTGTTATTGCAGTCCCAGATTCTGTTATTGCTCCTGCCAAAGCCTCTTTTGACTCTCCTGATGCACGAATAGTATTTTCAAGCTCCGTCTTTGCGGCGGTAGCATTCTGCACAGATTGATTTACAGCCTCCTCCACTTTCTTAGCCGCATTTCCTGCCGACTCCAAACTTTCTTTGGCTGCCGATACATCAGAAATCGTCCCCTCAGCTTCTCCTACTTTTTCAACCAATTCATTCTTAGCAAGATTTGCTGAACTGGTACTGTTTTCAAGAGATGTTTCCGTTTGCTCTGCTGTCTGGATTACACCGCCAAGAGATGTGCTTGCTTCTTTTGCTGCTTGGGTCTGCTTTTCCAGCAGTTCTCCCGAAGAACCCGCCGTTCTGATTTTAGCATCAAGACTCTCTATGTTTTGCACTGCTTCTGTATTCTTTTCTGTCAACCCTTGAAGATTCTTCTGTGCTTCCAGCATATCCGCTGACAATTTCCCGGCTTCTTCAACCTTCTGCTGAAGTTCGTTTTTAGCCGTTCTGCCAGCTTCCACCGACTGATCCAAATTACTTTTTTCTTCCTTGGCTATTTCAGTAATTCCAGAGAGCGTAGTTCCGGCATTGCCAGCTTCCTGTATTTTCTCTTCAAGGGAAGTATAGGTCTGCTTTGCAAGAGCTTCACTATTTTGCAAAGCTGTCTGTGTCTTTTTTGCTTCTCCGATTTTTTCAGTCAACTGATTGAGATTTTCTTCTGTTTCCTTTGATTTTGTATCAAAATTTTCTACATACTGCTTAATCTCATTAGCACTATTCTCTACAGACTCTTTTATGTCCTGGTAACTCTCATTGTCAGTATTTATTTTTTCCATACATGACTTGAAAGCTCCACGAACTTCTTCTCCGTACTTAGCCTCCATGAGCTGTTGCAATTCTTTGGAAATATCTGCCACTTATCTCACCTCCGCTTCATCTCCATCGTGTCCCTTCTTTTCTCCGATATAAATAGCATCTGTTCCAACTTCCTGATTTTCAAACTGGCGAATCAGTTCCTCTTTCTCTGATTCATACTGTTTCCGCAGTTCTTCCATTTCAGCCTCATGCTGTTTCAGAAGTTCCTCTTTGTATTTCTGCACCTCAGAAGAAAATTCCATTTTGGACTCGCCTCTGATTTCCAGAAGAATCCCTTCTAAAATCGTCTCAAACATAAATACTGGCAGAGGAAATGCTTTCATTACATTTCTTACTGCCAGCGTTGTTGTTGTTTTCGCATCCGCATATATCATACTCAATGATTCTTTTACCTGTTTCTCTCCCATTATTCCTTACCTCCTTGACGTTGCACTAATCGAACAATTTCAGCTACTTCTTCCTCTGTATACATTTTTCTTGTTACCGCTTTTTGGACTTCTTCAGCCTCCTTGTTCTTCTTTACTTTATTTTTTTTACCTTCTGACAGTTTGTAAATCATACTTCCTCCTTAAGAATTCCAAGTTCCTGAAATTAAAATTCCGTTTTTAAACTGCATACGACACCCATTAACCCATGTGTTTACTGTTCCATCACTTGACATGCTCTTGATCTGAACAAAATTTATTGTTCCTGTAATACCGCCACCTTCAAAATAAGGATTTTTTAATGTCCAACCATGCATATCTATATCGCACCCGGCATGAAGTTTTCCGGCCGTATAATCGCCAACAGTTCTATTGGCATACGTCCACATCATAGTATACACAGATGCTGATGATGTTTTTTCTACAGCCCAGGTCATATAGGCTCCCTGGTATTCCAAATCAAACGCCAAGCCTCTAAGACTTGAGTTTCCGCTATAGTTATTCGTACCAATTTTACCGATTTCATATCCATCTCTCCAGAAATGATTTCCATTTTCATCAAACACGGCTCTTTTCTTTGAGGCGGTTACTCCGTAATCATAAATACCAATTTCTCCAGCAGAAATTTGTACATACTTGCTACTGTTATTGAAAGCTGTGATAACCCTGTCATAATATTGAGTAACATATGATCCGAACTCTCCCTTTTTCACTGCATTTGTGATGTTATTGGCATTGACAGTAATCGAAGACTGTAGTTTTGCTTCTGCTCCCTCTGCTCTTGACACTTCTGCCTGAATGGAATCTTCTAAAACAGAAAGCTGGCTCAATGAATATCCGCTGTAATATCCAAGAATTTCCACATCTGTGATATAAACCGCAGTATTTGCGACATAATTGTAAAAATAGGTATCAAAATATGGTCTTGTAGCACTGCTGTCAAACTCAAATGTTTTCCATGCAGTCGAAAGTTCTCCTGCTGATGTGTAATAATATTTTCCATCTATTTTCACCTGAATCCTTGCTGTACTTTCATGTCCGGACTGACAAGCAGCTTTAAACCGCACCTTAATCGGTCCGTTTTTTTCAAATGGTTTCTGTTTCCACATTAAGTTATACAAAGACGATGTGTTTACTATTTTTGCACAAGTTCTGGAATTGTAGCTGACTTTGGTTATCTGAGATGTATTGTTTCTTGTCCATCCTTCAAAACCGTCTGTACCTTTAGTAAAGCCCCCGTTCACACAGTAATTGTACAAAGAATTTTCATATACATTTTCTACTGTAGCCGAGATTTTTCCAATCTCGACCTGCAACCTTGCATCCAAATCATCTAGCAATTCCTGCATATCACGGAGAGCTCTGATATTCGTTATATAGCAAACATTTCCAGAATAACCATAGACATATACTGAAACCGATTTACCCGATTTTGGAATACTCACAGTCTTGCTGAGTACATGGAACTCATCTGCTTTGTAATTGCTATAATAAGCGGTTGTTCTGTTGCCAGAAAATCCATATCCTATATAGCTTGGTCTTTGGTTGCTTCCTCCTGGGTATGCGGTAGCTACACTAATAACATATTCTCCGGCTTCCAACTCTCCAAGAGATTGTTCAATCGCAACACCTCCGGAAGACGAGAATGTAATTTTCAAGCATTTCATATTCATAAACTCTGCTTCTGTTACAGTAGCAGCACTTCCGGAAACAGAAAAAGAACTCTTCGACAGAGTTTCCTGTTCACCTTTTTTTACATAATTTTTTTTGGCTGCCACTTCTTTTACGCTAGATACGGACAAATTGATTTTATTCTCCAGATTGCTGATGGAGGTTTCTATCGTTTCTTTTGCAACTCTTACGGTATCATCTGTATACTTTTGTGCGTTCTCTTCTGCTTTTACAGCCTGTTCGATCGCATATTCCTTTGCAATGGCATTTGTTGCTTCTTCTATTGCACGTTGGTATTCTGCCACCGCTGTTGCGTATGCCGTATATGCCGTTTTGTAGACAGACATGCTTGATTCTATCTGCGCAGCTGTAGTCGCAGACAAAACGGAATTTATCCTCTGTATCAGCACATTATATTTTGAAGTGCTCGGTGTGCCGTATACAGCAATGTATTTAGAGTAAAGATTGCTCTTTGCTATTCCGGTAAGGTAAGCGTTCTGATACAATTCATTGTATTTCTCGTCAGCCTCTTTCTTTTCCTTTTGCACCGTCTGTAGGATTTTGTTAATGGCTGCTTTTTCTGCTTCTGTGATAATACCGTCCGAAACAATATAATCCAGCTGAGTATCCATCTCTAAAACGATATCTGTCACATCTTCTATTTCCTGATTGATCGTATTCTTGATACTATCTGCATAGTTTTTGGCTTCCTCAACAGCTTCTTGCTTTGCGTTCCCAAAACTCTCTGTGATCGTATTCTCCACTTCTGTCCGGTAGCCTATATCAATAGATTCTGCAACAACAGAATTTGCCAAAAGCATCTTTCCGTTAATCTTTCCATCCATCGTAATAGCAACGCCGTCTATCGGTCCATCATAACCTTCGCTATAGTGAGCCAGTCCACCAAGACCCCATCTCCATAGGTTCTTTGCCTGAGTTTTATATTCTGTATGATCTGCAACAATAAACTCTTCCGGAACATGAATTGCATAGCCGTTCCCTACCTGCTGGTTGATTAAATCCTGTGCATCTTTAAGGGCCTGCTCCAAAATTTCAGATTTACTTGGAATGTTTTTGATTTCCTCTTCCATCTGAGCGCTTTCCTGCCGGTTCGATGATGTATAAGATTTATTACTGCTTTCATCTCCAAGCGTTACCGTATTCTTTTTGAACCGGGTAATATAAATTCTCTTCTTTGTCAGAGGAAACTCTTTATCCATTCCATTTGGCGCAGAAATACATCGTATTTTGTCCCCGACTCGGAGTTCCTGATTTCCTTCATTCACAAAGTTTAGATCAATCGCTTTCAGCTCTAATACCAATTTTTCAAATTGTACTGTCTTCAGATATTCTTCGCCCTTCTTTTTCAGATTGGACGGAACTTTCACATCATCGAAGATAACTGTTTTGTATATCTTCCCATATTCTGCTACAGCTTTATCATCTGTAACATAATCCACACCACCGTTGATACTGGCAATCGTAATTCTCTGTTCCTTGATTTGCTCTAAAGATTCATCCTGATCATCTTCTTCCAGCTTTGCTCCGAGCGGTATCACGCAGGTTACTAAATCAGAAGCGTCCATGTTCTTTGAAAAATCAAGCAGGTTCTTCCCGAACTCTATCTTCTGAGAATTTTTCGTATAATAGGTATCGTCTGAAAGATAATCCAGGATTCTCAATCCATTCTCATGCCGCACTACAAGATGTCCTCCAAGTCGACTTGTCAATTTTTCTTTCAGAATCTTTCTTGTATCTTCCCAGTTTGAATACCGGTAAAGTGAGTCATTGGAGTCTGTTACGGTTACAAGCCCAAGCGTAAACTGCTTTCGTTCTTCCACCTGTGAATTATGGATATCTATAATATCCTGCAAATAAGCTCTTACAGAATAATTGTGATATACTTTTGGGCGCTGGATACTGTCACAGAAAAAGGCAAGCTCTCCTTCGACAAACACTTTCTTGCTTCCGTTAAAGTCTTCATCATCATAGAGAACTCGCCCATAAAATTCTTCTTTATCATCTCGATAGAAAATAATATCTGTTACCAGCTTTTTCACCTTATCGTAATGAGGGTGTCCGGGAAAAATTTTAAATTCAGCCTGTCCGTTCATATTGTCACCAACTTCAAAAAACGGATCGCCGACTGTAAGCTCTTTTACCTTTGGATTGTGCAGCGTATAGTATTTTCCGTCTACGAGTGCTTTTATCGTATACATCTAAATCATACCTCCTATCTGCAAAATCAAAACATTCCCTGTTCCTTTGAAATATAAAAAATTCTTTCCTTCCCGGATTTCTGCCTCGTAAACTTTATTTTCTCCTACTTCCAGTGGGTACTCTGCCTCATCAAATTTCATCGTCATAGGGTTGTCTGCAATAATACGAAGCACTTCATTGTGTATCCACCCGTCAATCCGCACCTCCTGCCAACCAGAAGGACTATTGATCGCAATTTCAGATGTCTTTCTAATTACACCATCTTCAAAATCAAACGTATCCCATATCCACGGTTCGTTTAGTGCAGCAGCATCTATTTTAAACGGATCACAATCGCAAGCTATCACGATTTCTGCCAGCACTTCATTTGTTTTCTTCGTATCAATGGAACAACGCCCCGAATAATAATATCCGGGGTCTGTGTCCAAAATGATTCTTTTCTTCTGTCCATGTATATCTGCTGATATTTTACTTATCAAATTGCTCCAGCGCTGATATCCGCAGTTTCTGGCGTCGAACTTAAATTTCAGTTCTCTTTTTCCATACTTAACACCACCATTTTGTACTTCTGTGAGGTCAAGCGAACCATTCATGCCAGGCACTTCAAGATATTCTGTCTTTATCTTGGGAATCCCGATGCTGATTTCTTTTAGTCTGAGTCCCCAGTCCGTCCAGGAATGGGATTCTCCGAATGTTACCCCTACTTCTTTTGCCACCGCTTAACCTCCTCTCTTTTTATGCGTGTCAATTCTTCCCATGTTACGGTCTACAATCGGAGTCTGTGACCTTCCGACCTCTTCACCGTCTAATTCTACATGTGTATGGATTTCTCCACTGATGCTTACCTCTGTTTTGCTTTCATCAAAGGACTGCCCGTTTTCCTGCTGAACCTTGTATGTTTCATTTGCTTCTCTCTTCACTTTAATCGTGCCGGTTTCAATGTCTACAGCAGCTTTCATCTTCTTTGTCAGATTTTCCATCTCTGCTTGGGTGTCTTTTGTAAGGTCCGGCATCTCTGCCTTAATACCTTTTCCAATACCCGGAGGAATCCACTCACCTACTTCTTCAGCAAATACTTTGGATGGAGAGTTGATTTCTAACGCTGATTTCGCACCATCTACGATTCCGGAAAAGAAATCTCTAACGCTTGTTGCAAACCAGCTGGCAGCACTACAGATACCGTCCCAAACTCCTTCTACAATAGCGGAACCAATATCCCACATTTCTCCTGGCAATCCGGATACTCCATCAATCACAGCTTCTACCAAATCAGAGGCCGCCTGTCCAATGTCATTTAGTTAAGACATTGAGTCGGCAGCCTCTTGCAGAGCAAGGTATAT